TTGCCGCCGGGCGTTTTTTATTTCTCGGCATCACAGCTTCCACCGCTTGCCTTGCCACTTCCCTGATTAAGCTCGTCTCCCATACCTTCTCCAGAAGAACGAACGTCACCGCCATATCCTGAATGTTCAGGCGGCTTACTTTTGAATCAGACCATCCCGCCATCTTTGCGAAATTTGTCTGACCCATTGATACGAGCCGGGCGCGAAGCTCTGTTTCCACTTCGCGTATCTTTTTGCTGTGATTTGTGAGTTCCATTACTTAGTATTTCCTGTAGTTAATAGTTAGTTGTGCGCATTCGTTGATGCGCCTTGAAATATGTTTACCGCGTTGTCGGCGGTTCAGATTGGTAAAGAGCGGTGCAGACTAAGCTGCTTTGTTTCTTTTCTTGCCATACAGCAACCAGCTTGGATCACACTGGAGAGCTGTAGCTAGCTCAAGCAGGAAGCGCGGACGTTTTGTTTCACCAGACTCAATCTGTTGGATTGATTGCTGTTTCATCCCAGCCTTTTCAGCCAACTGAGCCTGAGTCATTTTCAATTCTGTACGCTTCTGTTTGAGGCGTTGTGAAATGGTTTCCATATGTTCACCTCTACAGTTTCATCTGTATTGTCTAACAGTTATTTCTGTTTGTCAAATACAGTTTCAACTGTGAGGATGGAAACCCATTTTGGAGGATGCTATGAGCCTTGCAGAACGAGTAAAACAAAGAAGAATTGAGCTTGGATTGACGCAGACTGAAGCAGCAGATAGAGCTGGAATCAGACAACAGTCATGGGCAAGCATAGAGGATGGAAAAACTCAGAAGCCCCGGAATATCGTGGGGATAGCTAGCGTCCTTAACTGTGACCCGTCATGGTTATTGAATGGGGGTCATTTCCAGCCAGTTTCTGAAGTGAATTCAAGGAGGATACCTTTGATTAGCTATGTTCAAGCAGGTGCTCTAGCATGTAAAAGCCCCATTGAGGCTTTTGATGGGAGTTTTGAATATGTCATGACAGACATGGATTGCTCTCAATTCACCTTTGCTCTAAAAATAATTGGCGACTCTATGGAGCCAGAATTTAAAGCTGGCGACGTCATAGTTATCGATCCCGAGATTGAGCCCATGCCCGGCGAGTTCGTTGTCGCCAAGAATGGAGAGCATGAGGCAACATTCAAGAAATACAGGCCTATAGCATCCTCACTAGGAAGCGATTCCACATTTGAGCTAGTTCCCCTCAATTCAGATTACCCGACCATAAACAACATCGGTAGAGACATAAAAATCATAGGAACTATGGTCGAGCACAGAATCTATCGAAGAAAAAGATAACCCCCCCCAACACTCCAAACACTAAAGCCGACGAAAGTCGGTTTTTTTGTGCCTCAAGAAAACAAATTACTCAAAATTACAACAACATATGTACTTTGCGCGGTAAATTACAGTTTTGTCTGTTGACGTTATTACAGTTTTATCTGTATATTTAAGCCATCAGCAGGACGCTGGTAGGCAAACGGAAAGGCAACGCTCTTTAACTTCGATGATGTGCTGACAAAGCGCGAACAAATACCAAACTAGATGGGTTTGGGTTGCAGGTAGAAGCCAACCTCTTCGGCGGAGGCGCTCGGCAATGAGTACGCGGTCAGGGTTAGTCACCTGGCTATCTGCAACACCAAAGCCATTTCACATGAGGATTAAATCATGACGGTTATCGTGTACGGGAAGTCAACGTTTGCAGGCAATGCTAAAACTCGCCGTCGTGAGCGGCGCAGGAAGCTCGCAATGGAGCGCGACACCATCTGCAATATCATCGATTCAATTTTTGGCTGCGATGCTCCTGATGCTTCTCATGAGGTTAAAGCTAAAAGAATTGACCGCGTTACCAAAGCCATTTCGCTTGCCGGAACGCGTCAGAAGGAAGTTGAAGGAGGATCTGTACTTCTTCCAGACGTAGCACTTTACGCGGCTGGTCATCGTAAGTGTGGGCAAATTACCGCTAGATAATTATTCAGGCAGCAGCAAGCCTCTCATCTAATCAGGTCGCAATGCGGCTTTTTTATTGCCAAAATTTAAGGAATAACAACATGACCAAAGAAATTGTGACATTCAAGGGATTTAACAAAAACCTAAAGTGCCGTGACTTTCAGTTTGAAATTGGCAAGACCTTCCATCACGATGGAAAAGTGGAGGCTTGCGGTTCTGGATTCCACGCCTGTGAATGTCCTTTCGATGTTTTCAGTTATTACTCTCCTGCAGACAGCCGCTTTGCAGAAACCATCTCCTTCGGTATTACTGACCGCGAATAAGATGGTGACACCAAAATCGCCAGCGCCAGCATAACGATTAAGGCAGAGTTAACGCTTCCTCAGTTCATTCAACGTGGTATCGAATGGATTTGGAGCAAGATAGATAAGTCTCTTGAGCAGCAGATCATGTGTGGCAACCGGTCAGCGGCAACTAACACTGGCGACTGTTCAGCGGCAGATGTTTCTGGATCACAATCCGTAGCAGCGGCGTTCGGCATTGAAGGAAAAGCTCGCGCATCAGAAGGTGGTGCAATCGTCCTCTGTTATCGCGATGAAGATGGCGAACTGATTCACATCCGCGCAAGCAAAGTTGGCGAGAACGGTATTATGCCGAATACATGGTATCAACTGAATGAAGATGGTGAGTTTGTAGCGTGTGAGTGATGCACCTATAGCAGATTGCGCAGTCTGCTATGTGAGCAATATCGCATAACTATGATGAGAAATTTTAAATGGGCAGAAAATTTAAAGTTTGGCTAGATTCAGGCGCAAATATTCATTCCTGCTATAAGCAGGAAATTGACATTGAAGAGGATCTTGGTATCTCTGATGATGAATGGGACTCATACAGTGAAGGGGATAAGGATGAAATTATGAAGGATGTTGCATGGGAAAGAATGGATTGGGGGTTTGAAGAGATAGAAAGCGAATAAGCACTGTGTATTCATTACAGTGAGTGAATACACGGAGCAATATCGCTCGTAACCAAACGAGGACGACGACTCGTTCTGGTTAATCGAAAAATCATCCCTTGATGTTATTTGCCGCTCGCAGTCAGGGCGGCTTTTTTCGCATATCCACAGCGCTTCATATCGAGGCGTTTTCGCTATGCCAATAAATAAAAATGGAGAATCCAACGATGACATTTGCTATCGCGGGCGGTGCCGTCATGGGTATCGCCCAACTTAATGAATCACTTTTAGAGCGTATAACCAGAAAATTACGGGCCGGATGGAAACGTCTCGGTGAAATTCTTAATCAGCCAGGAGTACCACGCCATGACCATTACGCCTGTTAACGGAACAATTCTTGTTCAGCAAGGAAACAGGGAGTTCAACAAGCTATATGAGAAAGTATTTCCGGATACAAAGCAGGGAATGTCTGATGCGTATACATGGGCTGCCGGAATAGCTCTTGGTTGGGATAAGTGGCAGGACGAAGAATGGGAGGCGCGTCATGTTGCATGATTTTGATGATGAAGAATTTATTGCTCTCATTTCTCCTGAAATTGAGGAAGAAGTGGAGCAGCAAATTAACTTAGCCGCAGAACGGCAGAATCCGGTTATTAGCTGGGATGAATTTGCGGGGTATTACTCATGAATCTGGATCAGTTAGATGAACCATTCAATCCTGAAGATATCGAGTGGAGAATACAGCGAAGCGGAAAAACACGCGATGGGATGGTGTGGGCTATGGTGCTTGCTTATGTCACGAACAGAGCAATCATGAAACGCCTAGACGATGTTTGCGGCAAAGCAGGATGGCGCAATGAATACCGCGATATTCCCAACAACGGCGGCGTTGAGTGCGGCATATCAATCAAGATTGATTCCGAATGGGTCACCAAATGGGATGCTGCTGAAAACACGCAGGTAGAAGCCGTCAAAGGTGGTCGTTCCGGTGCAATGAAGCGCGCTGCCGTTCAGTGGGGAATCGGCCGTTATCTGTATAGCCTTGAAGAAGGTTTCGCACAAACATCTCTCGATAAAAAGCAGGGATGGCACAGGGCAAAACTGAAGGATGGAACAGGATTTTACTGGTCCCCTCCATCGCTGCCGGGCTGGGCAATCCCAGAATCAGATAACAAACCATCACCAGAAAATACCAACCAGAAATCTCCATCGGTTGACTGCGAGCAAATTCTGAAAGACTTCAGTGATTATGCGTCGACAGAAACTGACAAGAAAAAACTCATCGAGCGTTATCAGCATGACTGGCAATTAATGGACGGCAATGAGGATGCGCAGGCTAAATGTGTTCAGGTAATGAACATCAGAGTTAACGAACTAAAACAGGCGGCATAAATGGCTAGTAGAGGAGTAAATAAGGTGATCATCTTAGGCCGGGTCGGACAAGACCCGGAGGTTCGTTATTCACCATCAGGGACGGCGTTCGCTAACCTGACAGTCGCTACATCAGAGCAGTGGCGAGATAAACAGACTGGCGAACAAAAGGAGCAGACTGAATGGCATCGTATTGCCGTGGTAGGGAAACTGGCTGAGGTCGTAGGGCAGTATGTGAAAAAAGGTGATCAGGTTTATTTCGAAGGAATGTTGAAAACCAGAAAGTGGCAAGACCAGTCAGGGCAAGACCGTTACACCACAGAGGTTCACGTAGGCATTAATGGCGTGATGCAGATGCTCGGCGGAACTGGTGAAAGCAAACAGCAAGCTGCCAGTAGGCAAACACAGAAACCACAGCAGCAATCAGCACCTGCGCAACACAACGAACAGCCTATGAACTTCGACGATGACATACCCTTTGCGCCTGTAACTCTCCCCTTCCCTCGTCACGCTATTCACGCAATTTAAGGACTTACATGAATCATTTAATGGTTGACCTTGAAACAATGGGCAACGGGCCATACGCACCCGTTATTTCGATTGGGGCAGTATTCTTTGATCTGAAAACTGGAGAAACAGGAGAAAACTTCTCGGTTAATATCTCGCTCGAGTCATCAATGCGATACCGGGCGCGTCCTGATGCTTCAACCATTTTATGGTGGATGGAACAGGGAGAAGATGCCAGAAAATCGCTAACCAATGGCACTCAAGAGCTTTCAACGGCTCTTTCATGGTTATCAGACTTTATCGCAAAGCACGCCAACCCTAAATTCGTTCAGGTTTGGGGAAATGGCGCATCATTTGACTGTGTGATTCTACGAAATAGTTATGCGCTGACCGGGCAACAAGCACCGTGGCAGTGGTGGAATGACCGCGACGTCCGAACCATCGTTGAGCTTGGAAAGGAAATCTTATTCGACCCTAAGCGAGATATGCCATTCGAAGGAACTCGCCACAACGCGCTTGATGATGCCATTCATCAGGCCAAATACGTTTCAGCCATCTGGCAAAAGCTAACTAAATAACCAGTCGGAGCAAAATCATGTCATCACCTCTCAATGGGGCGATCTCGCCATATCGCCTTTCAGGCTGCACCAAAGATGAGGTGCTGGCTAATTTCGCAAGGTATTACGAAAAGAAAGACGAAATTCCAATGGAATCAAAGGATGAAAGATTCTCACGGTATGCAGACGAATATAAAGACAGATTAATGAAAGAGCGCATTTACCAGACATCCATCCGACCATTCCGCAAAGCAACTTACACCAAATTCATTGAAATCGACACGCGCCTTCGTGATTACCGTTCGCGTTACGGCGCTATCAGCAATAACTGAGGAATTCATCATGAGAGGTTTGTCCTACGCCCCCGGAATCCTTCCATCGGAAATGATTATTCGCCAACGCGTAAAGCCAATGCCATCGAGAGAGGAATTTCTTAAGAGAAATAGTTTCGGTTCTGTTAACGACAACAGATATCTTGAAATGATTTTGAGGAGTAAGAAGGATTATGTCAAAAAATGACATTTCATATGAATACCTCATTAACAACATTCACTACGATAAAGAAACTGGGATTTTCAAGAAGATAATTAAATCCAATAATGGGGATATAATTGGTTTCAAACCAACTGGCTGTACGCACTCGATGGGATACATAAGGATATATATTAATAAAAAATGGTATTTAGCGCACAGACTAGCTTGGTTATATGTTACCGGGAAATGGCCAGTAAATGTAATTGATCACATCAACAGAAATAAAGCTGACAACAGGTTTATAAACCTACGAGATGTCTCCAGTAGGGAAAACAATAGCAACACAAGTAGAAATAAAGGAACTGAAATAGGCACAGAAAGGTATGCTTATGGATGGAGAGCATACATAGGTGTTAATGGAAAACTACATCACCTTGGCTCATATGCAACATGTGATGGTGCAAAATATGCGTATGCTCTAGCAGAATATCAAGTAGAAATATATGGTTACCTGCGCCCCACACCAATCGATTGCAGAAAATTAAATTACGGAAACAGGGGGAATCGTAATGGAAATCCTAAATCAAACCGTCGTAAGCATCCATCAGTGAATGAAAACAAATATATGAATGCAATGTTGCGGAGTGGGAAGAAATGAAAGAAGTGAAAATATACACGATTGTCAGTGACCAGTTATCACCACCAATAACAGGAGAATCATTCTGTACTGATATGGTGCGTCATAGTGATTATGCGGAACTTGAGGCTAAATACGCGGAGCTGGCAGAAGTGCGGGAAAGTGCTCGTAACGAGGGCATCAACTATGCCGCCAGTCGCCTCGCTGCCGCATTCAATCACGGATTCCTCGATAAACCTGTATCAGAAGTTCTCGACGTAACACGCATGATTTTGTCAGCGAAAGAGGATTTAGCCAATGACCCACTACCAACGGCTGATGGTTTGTCAGGTGAATACGCAGAGAAATCGATTGAGGAATGGAAAACCCAACTGCGCAAAGGCGGTGCAGCATGAGCAATCCATTTTTTATCAAATGCCTCAAAGATACAGAAGGATGGTGGACTGAAGGCGAGATTTACGAAGCTCGCAGGGTTGCCGGTGGTTTTGTACAGTTTGGTGATGATAACCAACCAAATGGCGAAGGCTGGAGTGCGGAGCCGATGGAATATCGGGAGGATGGTTCGATCCTGTATCAGGTCGGTGGTCTTGATGGTGAAGTCATTTTTGAGGAGGCAGCTCAATGAGCAACCGAATTCGCAATGCTCAGGTATTCGACGCGCGCACCGGTGAGTACCCGGTTTATATGTACATTCACTGGATCATTGGTGGTGAACTTGATTTTGATGCCAATTATCAGCGCGGGTATGTCTGGGGGCATGAAGAGCAGCAGGCATTCTTAAACGCAGTTATTTCTGGTTTTCCTATCGGCTCAGTGGCGCTGGCAAAGGCACCTGACTGGTGTTCGCGTGAACTTCCTTACATAGAAGTTGTTGACGGTAAGCAGCGTCTCACCACTTTGAAAAAATTCATCACCAATGAGATTCCAATCATCCTAGCTGATGGTCCGCTTTACTGGCGAGACATGACTCGTGCGGAGCAATTGGTATTTGGGCGTCGTCCACTCCCAGCAGTTGTGCTGGATGAGGTGACGTACAAGGATCGCTTGGCTTATTTCATGGTGGTGAACTTTACTGGCGTTCCGCAAAGCGAAGAGCACAAGCGACACGTAATGCAACTAATGGAGATGGAGACAGCCCAATGAGCTACATCGACAAACAGGCGCTGCGTATTAGTGAACTTGAAGAACTCAACGAGCTGCTGCGTGAGAAGGTCAAAAAACTTGAGTCTGACCTGTGGGACAAAGAGCAGTTACGCCAAGTTTACAGCGAAAAATCCCTTAATCTCGATAGCAAAGTTAGAGAACTGGAGGCGCGAAACCAGAAAGACTTCGTTTGGCGTGGTAACGAAATTAGCAGACTCAATGATGAGGTTGACGAACTAAAAGAGAAGCTGGAAGCCGCCAACAGACGTAGTGCCGAACTGGGTCGTGACTGTTGGACATATGAAAACACCGTCAAAACCTTACTGGAGAGAGCGGAATCTGCGGAGTCCGCTTGTACAGAAGCAGCGCGAATTCTCAAAAGCGGTGAGCGAATGGCTTTAACGCGTGCTGTCAACATTCTGCTGTCTGTCGGAGAGGATGACTGGAGTACACCATGACTATTACCAAAGAACGCCTGCTCAAAATTCAGCATTGGCGCGAAATATATGGAGCTGGTAGCAACGTTATGCTGCCGACAGAAGAGGCGGCAGAGCTGGCGCGTATCGCGCTGGCATCGCTCGAAGCGGAACCTATTGGCGCTTTCCACATTGCCGATCAGCAGGTGGGCGGAACCTCGGATTATATCAAGGATGGCAAGTGGCCCATCGATAATGGAGTCATTGAGGCATATGCCGCCCAACCAGTATCGCATGTTCCTGAAACGCTTCCATGTCCAGTGCATCTGGTGCCTGGTCTGCGCCTCGGTAAAGGGTGTAAAACAGAAACTTTATTGACTGTATTGCAGCGCCGCGCAGAGTATTACGCCAAGTTGGAAGCCATGACACCAGAAGAACGGGAGAAACATGGCGCCAGTATAGAAGCATTCAAAGCGATGTTGCCGCAACCAGCACCGGTAGACAAAGAATTTATCCCTAAAAACCTGGACAAGGCGTTGGGTGTTGTTGGTGTTGCGTTACCTGAATCAAAGGAAGAGTTTAATTTCCAGATAGAGCGCTGGATACAGCGTCTTATTGACCGGGTTATTCGTTATGCCGACGAATTCAAAGAGCAGCTAGTGCCGGTAGTGCCTGAAGAAATGAACTTTTCCACCGCCTGCAACTTTGTGCAAATCAACGGAATGGCGAAGGAGGACCGGGCAACTCTTGCAATGAGAGCATGGAACGCCTGTCGCGCTGCCATGCTTCAGGGTGGTGAACCTGTAAGCCAAACTTACGAGTTGCCACAAACGCAGTTTGAACAGGTTGCTGACCTCTACGAAATGCAATTTGATGATGGGCGCACCTGCGCATTCCACACAGATGGTGCAAAAGCTGCTCAGTGGTTGCTCGCATGCGATGATAATAAGGTGCAGGAATACGTCAGGATTGAGCGCTATCAGGAGGCTGTAATTGGCAACTCTCCGGTAAGTCCGGGTAGTTGGATAAGCTGTAGTGAGCGAATGCCAGATAATGATGAATCTAAACCCATCGCAATTTTTACCGGAAAATGTCTTGGTCAGGGGATGTTCGTTGCTACATACGACGATGATGGGTTCTTTGACTATTGGGAGGGCATGGAAATTATCGGTGTAACCCACTGGATGCCGCTGCCAGCAGCACCGCAGCAATAACAATCCTCGCGCACGCGGGGATTTCTTTTA